CGGGCAGAAACATAGTTTTCACCGTACTGGACGTTTGTACCGCCGCAGAGGACTTCACGCGTGACCGTATCGAGTGTAGCCCCAGCCTGATTACTGAGCAGCTTTGTCGCCTGTGCAAGCGTATTGTCAATGGCAGTCAGCTGCAGGATATCAGATACTGCAACATAGTCGCCGTACTGTGCAACAGCCGCCGTGATGGTGCTGATCGAGAGCGGTTTGCCAGAAGGTGTGACACCCTCAGTCAGCGGAGTCGTTGCTTTGTCGAGTGGAGCATACTTCCGGAACTCGATCGTTTTGCCGCCGTTCCGTGGGATCGGGTGTTTCTGTGCAAACTGATCGTGGACCAGTTTCGGCTTTGCGTTCTCAATGAGGTACTTCGAGTAAAATGTTTTCATTCCAGGTGACAGATCACCGTCAGTGGTCCTGTTCAGGCTGTCTGTGACCGTGTCGAACATTCGGAGATCAACATCACGAAGCTTTATCGCTTCGGTTCCGAAATTGTAACGCATATATATGGCCCTCCTAACTTAGTTCAGTCGCAGGGCCTACCATCAGCTTAGAATCTAACGATTTGCCCTGCCTGTGCCCTCTTAATTGCCTCCTCAAGTTCTCTGCGAGTCAGCTTCGAGGGATCGTCCTTAATGATGACGCCGCTTCCAGGATTGGCACCATTTTCGACGGGTCTTTGAGCATTTGCCTGTATGGTTGAGGTCACCGCTTTTTCGGTCTGTGCCGCAGTGATTTTCACCGCTCCCTCAATGATGTCATTTACATGCACCACCTGATATACCTTCTCCATCGGTATACCAGCTTCAAGCAATGCCCTAAAGTCAGGATTCTCGATCTCAGCCCGGAGGTTGAAGTTCGGATACTTCTGCATCAAGGTTTCAGCTTCCTGCGTCCACCTGATGACCCTTTGACGAGCTTCCTGCTCACGCGTCAGCTGCTGCAACCGAGCTTCCTTCATGGCGTTTTCACGCTCAAGCTTCTTGAGTGTTTTGTATGCCTCGACTGACATCCCCGCCTTTTCGGCAGCCTCTTCCCAAAGAGTGTCGTCTTTCTCGATTGCCTTTGCGAGTTCTGCAACGCCGTTGACGCCGTACTTTGCCATCAGCGTATTAAGTACCGGATCAACCGACTGCTTGTACTCTTCTAGGCCTTTCATTTCGGCAAAGCGTCTGTCAAAAGTCTTTTGGAAGTGCTCGGAAAACTCTTCCTTGTATTCCTTCATAAACTTATCAAACTGCGCTTGCCGTTCCGCTTTTGTCAGCGGTTTTGTTCCTGTGCTCTCGGCGGCAGAGCTGTTATCAGTGTTTTCCGGCTGCTTGGCCTGCTGTTGATTCTGCAGGTCAGGCTGTTTACCGTATATCACCGTAGGTTTTGAGTCGCCCGATTTCTGGCGCTGGCCGCTTGCGCCTGGAATAGTGCCGGCCTGTGGCGTGGTTCCTGCTGCTGCTGGAGCACCTGTGCCTCCGGATGCACCTGCGCCACCGTCGAACAGCGTCAGGTCAATTAGGTGTAGTTTCATTGAGATTTCCTCCTATCCCGCGGTCTTACCCGTGAGTAGTCCCGATGTGGACGATTATTGAAGGCTTTCGCCGTTGTTTTAGAAAGGAACCGGCTTATTTAAACACTATGGGATGTAAGTAAATAGTGTTGTACGGATAAACCGGCTGAGCAGATGATATGTTGGAAGATTGTTGAATGAGTGAGTGTAACGATCCCCGGTAGCGAAACGGAGGATGTACATTTATGGCTAATTTCACCGTACCACACAAAATATAGAAAAGCGTCAAAGTAAATTAAAAATCTTCAAAAAATCCATCAAACTTTAGTCGTACATTTGCCGGGTACGCTTTGGCTATCTGAGCGAAGCCAATGAGCACCATAGAGAAAGCGAATTTAACGCGCGGATCGTCTGACGTGAGAAACAATCTCAAATCACCGGGCCGCTCAGTGCTGTCATACTCGACATCGAGGTTGTCCAAAGTCCCTAGGAGCGTATATGTAATCGCTGACATTGCGGCACAAACGATATCATTCCCAGGCTTGTAATTGGCGTGACCTGTCATTGTCAGCTCATAATCTGCGCCGTCGCGCTGTGCTGTGACTCGGATCATCCTTCCATCACCTTTGTGCCGCGTTCGACTATCTTTTGCGCATAACTGTTTTGATTAATGTCCGTGGCCCTGTCATTGACCTGCGTTATACCGCTTGTGCTTGTCTGCCTTGGTATTGCTGCAGGTGCTGCATTACCGGCTGGCTGTGCTGTCTGTAGAGGCTGTCCGGTCAGCTGTGCTATTAATTGGTCGCGCTGAGCAAGCGCCATCTGCAGTTGCTGTATTATCATCATCATGGTCTGTCCTTGTTGAATCCGCTCACGTATCTTCTCTTTGCCCTCGAAGTCCATAAGCTCAAGCGCCGTCAAGGTTTGCTCTGCCAGTTGCGGGTTAAAGAAGCCCAGCTGATACAATTCAACTGCGAGCTGGTTCTGAGCGTTCCGGCTAAATGGATTCCGACGCTGCGGTTTGACAGTTACATCAAATATTGGCTTGCGTGTAAATGCCCGTCCGGTCAGTTCATCTTGTACTTGCCGAGGCGCAATGTTCTGATTGCTGTACAAGATGTATTCGTATCCATTTTCTGCAGTAATCCGGAATGCTCTTTTGATGCTGTAGAATTGCCTGATAAGCTCGATTACGAGGTTGCATTCTTCAGCAAATGCAAGGTATGACTCATTTATCATATCCCTGGACCGCTTATTACCGGCCTCTTGCAGGGCTGCGATAGCAGCAGCCGCAGTTACGCCGCCGGATGTCCCACCGGCAGAAAAATCACGGTTTGCGGAAGTCTCTTTCATTTCGTCGATTTTCTGTTGGTAGACACTGAAATAGATCGCATCAAGCTTCGGATGCTCTATAGGTTTGTTGTCGTCTGGGTTGCCCGTGTACCTGACTATCTGCTTTGATAAATCGGTGAAATCATTCATATCAATACCGGTACCTTCTTTTGAGAGGTAGCGCGGCCTCGCACCGATAACAGCGTTCTCCAAGATAGCCTGCCCTAGCTTGTCTATATAAACCTGCGGGTCCTTGCATATGTCCACAAGGCCAAAGCCGACAGGTGTACCTTTAAGCGGATATAACACGTCAAATTCTACCGGGTACTTGCCATGCTCATACAATCCATTTTGATATAATGGCCTTTCTGTTCCTGTTGTCTTATGCGCCTCATTTTCGCTCGAAAATAGTAGCGCCTCACCGACGAATTTTGCATAGTGCAGTATCGTTCTGAATGTCCCGTCGCCATTGTCTTGACGGACTTTGTAATACCAATCGACGACGACCGTCTTTTCTGACATATCTATCGTTTGATTGTGTATGTACTGCTTGACGTCATATGCGTTGCTTGTAAACATGTCTGCATACTTCGGGTAATCTGCTTTGAGCTTTTCGAGGTTGACAAGCTTCGTGATAAAGAGGTTTGCGCTGTCCTGGATATCCTCGATGCCGGGTTCCCAGAAGATATTCAGCAAATCAATCTGCTTGATAGCTATGTCGCCCAGCCCGTTTTCTGCAGTCGGGTCCCAAAATACACCTTTGACGCTTGTCCCGTGTTTAAGCTTGTCCCACCATGCACGGCTATAAATCTTTTGGTACTTGCAGCGCTCCAAAATGACGGGGAGTATGGATTGCAGCGTCTTTGCCTCTTGTTCGTCCGACTGTTCACGCGGAAGCACATTCGCCTCGGGGTAATTATCCATTGCATCGGCGTGTTTATTTGCAAGGGAATCAAAGAGCCACGCGGTTGCAGGCTCAGGCCTTTCTGCGTTTGGACCAGTCGTAGTGCTCTGCTTGTTTCTTATGTACTCCCAGTGCTTAAGCTTGTACCATTCTTCGTTCTCGATTATGCGCTGCTCAAGATCCTGCTTTGCCTTTTGGTACTCCCTGAAAATTGCATTTGCCTCACGCACACGCTTGATGTCCACAGGCATTCCCTGCAGTTCAATCTCATGCGTAGGCTTTATTATGATGTTGTGCTTTGCTATCGTGAACGTCTTTTCCATATGGTAGCCCTCCTATCATGCGGTCACGTACCAATCGTAACGATCGTATTTAGTCTCCGTCTCAAGCGGATTGAAGCTGCGCTCGACGTATTCTTTCACGCGCGCCGGAGCAACTGGATTTTCCATCGCGACATAGCGCGTCATGTCGTAGATGTGGTCCTCGCCATCAGTATCAACGTCCTCAGGATCTATCTCGCTGTATGTCAGTGAAGGTATTGTCCGGATGAAATTCTTACAGGTATGGAATACATAGAACATCGGTATCCCGCTCTTATCGAACATCAGTCTGTAGTGCAGCTCCATCTTTCCGGGCAGACGCTTATTGTCGCCTTTGTCCCAATACACGCCCTCGCGCTCCATCATAGCGGCAATGCTCTCGCCCCTGCTTTCGTCGAATATCGACGGGTCCGCTATGCCTATGATCCTGCGCTCCTTGAGGTTGATATCATCAGCCTCGATCTTCTTGATCTCAGCTGCTATCTGCTGCGGAGTCCACTTAACGCCGGTATTCGGCTGATCCGGCTGACAACCGTATAGCTCCCTGATATGGTACATCCGGCCGTCGTGATCCACTGCAAACCAACCGACGGAAAACGGCTTTGCATAGCCGAAGTCGAAGCCTCGATATATACGCCAGGACTCCGGAACAACAAACGGATTGATAACATGCGTATTAAAGCGATCTTTGTAGTGCTCAGGATCATTACGCCACTCCGCAAATA